GTTGCTACTTCAGTATATGGTGTTGGAGAAATCCATGATTCATATGGTGTTGAGTTACATTACGATTCATCAATCCAATAATAATTGGATACTTTGTGAGGGTGGGAAACTGCCCTCGCAACTAACATAAGGAGAATAAAATGGTAAAATTAGTATTATCAAATGAGAAGATGGTTACTCTTAAAAGAGGTAATAAAACAATCACTAGAAGTCAGTTAGACTATGAAACTAATAAAGTGATGTATAATTTTAGAGGTTTTAAACCTGAGCAAGATGTTGTAAAAGAAGTTAAAGAAGTTGTTACAGAAAATGTAGTACCTTTAAAAAAGAAAAGAAAAACAAGGAAGACAAAAGATGAACAAATGGATAATTAAACAAACGAGAAAATGGTCAAAATGGGTTTGGAGAAAAAGCATTAATAATCCAATGTACTCTATCCCTTTAGTGTTAATAATTGCTTATTTAATTTGGAAGTAGATTATGGCTAATTATACAGGTGCAGATGTTATTGTTGCTGGAGATGTAACTAAATATCAACCAGATGCGTTTGATTTTGGTATAGCTTCAACTGATACAGAAGCAGTTAATTTTTTTGCACAAACTACTAATGATATTTTTAGACAATTAAGAATAGAGTGGTGGCCTGTATATAAAACAAATATATTTACAGATATTACAGTTTTAAATACTGCTGAGATGGTTAATACAAAAGTTAATTTAGATCAGTTTGAAAGAGCTGGTGTTTATTTATTTTTAGGAAGATTTTTTTTACCAGCATTAACTAAATTTAGACCAGAAACAGAAAAAGATAGATTTGAAAGAATGGCAGAATATTATATGAGCCAATACAATATCGAATGGAGAATGATATTAGAAGATGGTGTTGAGTATGATGTAGATTCTGATGGAACTATTATCTCTAATGAAAGAGAACCATTACATGGGTTTAGAAGATTGACTAGATAATGACCATTGATTTAAAAATCAAAACAAATGCTGATTTAATAAAAAAAAGATACGCAAGAATACAAAGAAAATTTAAAAGTATAATTGAAAAAGGTGTATTACAAGCTGGCTTTCAATTACTAGATATTATAAGAACTAAAACCTCAAAAGGAATTGATTTTAGAGATAGACCTTTTCTTCCATATTCAGAGGGATATTTAAAAAGATTGCAAAAAGAGGGAAAATCTACAAAAGTTGATTTATTTTATTCAGGTCGTATGTTAGGTGCATTAACTCCATCTGGCAGAACTATTAGAAAAACAGGAATTAATAAAGTTACTGTTGGATTTAGTAATTCTCAAATGCTTCAAAGAGCATTATTTAATCAAGTATTAGGTAAAAATAAGAGGGAATTTTTTGGATTTAATGATAGAACAGCAAATATAATAAGAAAACAATTTAATAGATTTGTTGCAAAGGAATTTAGGAGATCAAGACTATGAGTATAAGAGAAAACATAGCATCTAATTTATTGTCAGTTATATCTGCTATATCTAGCCCAGCAATTAAAAAAGCTACTAGACAACCTTTTATTTTAGATGAATTATCAGAGCAACAATACCCAGCAGTAATAGTTCAAACATCAGAAGAAAACAGAGATGATAGTGAATTAGGTAGTGGTGCAAAAACTAGGCATGGTACTATTGATTTTGTTATATTAGGATTTGTCAAAGGTGCAGAAGCTAATATAGATACTAAAAGAAATGAATTAATTACAGCTATTGAAACTGCAATAGAAACTGATATTACTAGAAATGGAAATGCACTTGATTCAGAGGTTGTTCAAGTAGAAACTGACGAGGGTAGTTTATTTCCTGTTGGTGGCATTAGAATGACAATTAGATGTATGTATGAATTTCAATCAGGAACACCATAATGGCTAAAGCAGATCAATTAATAGATAAACTAGAAAATAAGCTAGATGATGTTGAAAAGCTAGTAGATGAAATTTCTTTAATGATTATGGATTGCAGAAAAAAAATAGACCACTATAAAGATGGCGAAAGTATAGAAGATTTTCCTGAACTAGATGAGTTCAATGAACTTGACGAAGAAGAAGAAAACTAATAAAAGAGCATTATGGCTAAAGATATTAAATTATATAAAGGTAACTCAGAGATTATTATAAATGAATCTAACCTTGAACATTATTTAAGACTAGGCTATAAGCAAGAAAAAGAAACTAAACCAAAATCTAACAAGGATAAAAAGACATGGCAACACATCACGGAAAAGAAGGAGTTGTAACAGCTGGTGGAACTGCTGTTGGGGAACTAACATCATTCACACTTGAAACAACAGGAGATGTAGTAGAGGATACAGCTTTAACAGATGCAACTAAATCATTTGTTAGTGGCAGAACATCATTCTCTGGTACATTAGAAATGCACTTTGACGAAACTGATGCTCAACAAGAAACTTTAACTGCTGGTTCTTCTATCTCATTTGTTTTATTACCTGAGGGTAATGATTCAGGAGATGCAAGTTACACAGGAACAGGAATTGTTACTGGTATGAGTATTAATAACTCAATGGACGCAATCGTTTCAAGAACTGTTACTTTTCAAGGTACAGGCGCTTTAACTGTAGGTACTGTATAATTCTAATTTATGTCAGTTATTGATAGAGTTAAATCTCATTTTGAAACTCTTAAAACTATCACTATTGAAGTTGAGGAGTGGAAAGACGAGCATGGTAAAGCTAGTGTATTCTATTCTGAGCCATTAACCCTTGAAGAAAAAAACATTATCTTTAAGAAGTCTAGTAATTTCCAAGACTTAACTGTTCTTGTTGATTTACTTATAATGAAATTGTTAGTTAAAAATGACAAAGGCGATATGATAAAAGCCTTTAGCCCAGAAGATAAATTTGCATTAAGAAAAAAAGCTGATTCAAATGTTATTGCAACAATCTCAAATAAAATACTTGCAGATACTAGCTTTGAGGAAGCCGAAAAAAAGTAGATAGCGAACCTGAAATAAGGTCGCTTTTAGTTATTGCAGAACGATTACATCTTACAATCCAACAAGTTCTTGATATGCCTGTTAGCCATTATAATCTTTGGTTAGCTTACTTGAAAAAAGAACAAGAACAGTATAAAACAAAACAATCTTTAGCAGAAGCAAGGAATTTAAAATAATGGCAAATCAAAAACTTAATATAGACATAGTAGCAAAAGATAGAACCAAACAAGCCTTAAATGGTGTTCAAAGAGGTTTAGCAAAAGTTAAACAGTCTGTATTTAATTTAAGAAATGCTTTTATAGGTTTAGGTGCTGGAATTGTTATTAAAGGTTTTTTAGATGCTGGTATGCAAATAGAAAATTTAGAAGTACAACTTAAAGCATTATTTGGTTCAGCTAGAGAGGGTAAGAAAGCATTAAAAGAAGTAACTGATTTTGCATCAGGTACACCTTTTGAATTAAAAAATATTCAACAAGGTATTACTGCACTTGCAACAGTTAGAAAACAGGCAGAAGAAAATGGAGTATCTTTTCAAGAGTTATTAAAAATTACAGGAAACACAGCAACTCTTTTAGGTAATGATTTTGCTTTAGCATCACTACAAGTTCAAAGATCATTTAGTGCTGGTATTGCATCAGCAGAACTTTTTAGAGAAAGAGGTGTTAAATCTATGGCAGGCTTTAAAGAGGGTGTCAGAGTTAATACAAAGGAATCAATACAAGGATTAGCAAAAGCATTTGGAACAGGTGGAGAATTTGGAAATCTTACAGATGAATTAGCAAAAACATTATTTGGAACTATTTCTAACTTAAAAGATGCCTTTTTTATATTTCAAGTAGAAGTTTCCAAAGGTTTCTTTGATGCATTAAAAAATAACTTAGGAGATTTAAAAACACAAGCTGAAGCAAGTAGAAAAGAAATAGCAGAGTTTGGTCAAATGATTGGCTCTGGTTTAAGTACAGTAATTGAGGCAACATCTTCAACTTTAAAATTTTTTAAAGATAATATAGATGCAATAGCAGTTGCATTTAGATTGTTTATTGCATTAAAAGTTGTTTCATATTTTCATAATCTTGCAATAGCAATAGGAATAGCAAATGGTGCTATGCTAGGTTTTAATGCAACAGTTAGAAAAAATTTATTAATTGGTTTTGCAGTGACCACTATTGCTTCTTTAGATATAATAATTGCTAAATTAAAAGAAGCTGCAGAATTCATGGGTTTAATAAAAGGAGAAAAAACACCAAAACCTGACGAAGACAAAGGAAACAATGATGCTGATTTAATTAAAAAATTTGCAAAAATGGAAACACTATCTGAAGCGATTGATAGAAATTTTAAAGATGTATTTACTTCTTTTAAAGATGCAAATGAAACAGTTATTAAAGATATGCAAGGAAAATTATCAATTATTGGGCAAACAATTGGTAAAAGTTTAAGTGGTGGAATTAAAAAATTTTCAGACACATTTGCTCGATCAGTAATACTAGGAGAAAAATTATCAGAATCATTTAAGAAAATGGCACAACAATTAGGAGTTAAAATTTTAAGTGCATTAATAGAAATACTTGCAAGAAAAAGTGTTGAACTTGCATTAGAAAAATTAATAACAAGAGAAAAACAAAAACAAGCTATGTTAAGCACAACAAACGCATTATCAGGATTAGGCTCACTAAAAGGTTTCTTTGGTATGGCTAAAGGTGGTGCGGTATCAAAAGGACAACCATATGTGGTTGGAGAAAATGGGCCAGAAATGTTTGTACCTAACTCAACAGGACAAATAACACAATCAGCTAGAGGCACAGGAAATGGTGGTGCTACTACAGTTAATTTTAATATTAACACAGTAGATGCTTCTGGATTTGAAGAATTACTTGTAAGATCAAGAGGAACTATTACACAATTAATTAATAATGCAGTTAATGAAAGAGGGAGTAAAAACTTAATCTAATGTCAGGTGCTTTTCCAATATCTACTGCTAAGTTTGA